TAGCTCGCGGCGATACCGTCAGGCTTGCCTGACGAGTCACGGCCGCTGAACCGCTCCCAGGCGGACTGCTTCGTCATGCCGAGGGCCTCGCCGATCTGAGACCAGCTGTGGCCCTGGGCGCGCAGGCCGTCCACGGCGTCCTGCAGGCCGGCCTCGGCGCCGTCGATCACCTTGCGCAAGGTGGCCAGATCCTCCGGGTCGCCCTTCGCGGCTCGCCGCACGAAGGCGGCGAGGATCCGCGCCGCGAAGGCGCCGTACTCGTCGTTCTCCACCGGCAGGCGGCGGTCAGGGTTCGTCATGCCCCAAAGAATATCAATAAACCTTGGTAGGGCAAAACGGATTTCCGGGACACAGCACAGCGCCCCGGTGCCGAAGTCCGGGGCGCTGGGGCCTGCCGCCCGTTCAGGTGAGGACAGGGCCCTCACGCTGTCGTTCCGGCGCGGTGCCGCCCGGGTCGCCGGATGACCGGCTGGCTCCTACGGCGAAACCTGCCTGCCAGGCATCCGCGATCAGCTCCAGGACCTCATCGCGGCTCTCCGTGCCGCTCACGGTGATGCCGTACAGGTACCGCCGGGCCAGGATCGCGGCTGGCAGCTCGCTCACGACACGGTGAGGGTCTGGGTGTCCGTGCCAGTCTGGCCGTCATCAGCGGTCACGGTCAGCTGGACGGGGTAGCTGCCGGCCTTGTTCGGCGTCTGCCAGGTCGCGGTGACCCCGCTGCCCGTGGCTGCCCCGCTGTTGAAATCCCAGTCGTACGCGGCGATCGGCACGCTCGCATCCCCGGGCTGCGACGCCGACGCGTCAAACGTCACCGCCTGGTTCCGGCCCGGGGTCGGCGGGGAGTACGTGAACGACGCTACGGGCGGGGGCGGGGGCCCTCCGGCCGTGGCCGCCCGCTGGATCTGCCGCTGCTGGTACTCGTTGTGGACATCGGGCTCGACCGGCTGCTCGTCCAGCTGCTGGGGCTCGGCTGGCCCGGCCCGCTGCTCCCGCTCCCTGGCCATGGTCGGCTACCCTCGTTAGCTCTTGGTTATCGTCGCGATTCCGCGAGGATTAAGTATCGACATGGCCACCATCTCGTCGAAGACCCAGCCCTTCCAGAAGGCCTCGACCATGTGGTTTTCCTCGACATCCAAGGAATACAGAACTGGGAAAACTCCCAGGAAATTCGGCTCGGGAGTGAGGAAGATCTTCGCCTGGGGCACAATAATACTGCGCTGGATCTGGAACTCGCCGAAGCTCGTGATGGTCTCGCCGGCGACCACGCGGTCCTTGAAGGCCCAGCCCGTCTGGTTGATGTCCCAGCGGTACATGTCCCGGAAGTCGAACGGGTTGATGAGCAGCCGGGCGCTGGGCAGCTCGTGCAGGTCGGTCATCGCGACCGCGCTGTAGAGGCTGCCGGGCGTCAGGTAACCCGAGGCTTCGGTGATGTTGTGGTTCGGGGTGACCACGTGGTCCGGGCGGGTGGCGTAGTCCGTCACGGCCGCCTGCAGGATGACCAGGAGCCGGGCGTCCTCCTGCTTGAGGATGGCCTGCTTGGTCTCGTCCTGGGCCTGCTCGACCGCGTTGATCCGGAGGTAGAAAAGATCTTCTTTCCTGATCGCCGGGCGGCTGGCGATGCGGAAGAACCGCACCGGGATGCGCTTGCCCTCGAACGGGGTCACGCGGACCTCGCCCTCGGTGCCGGACAGGATGTAGGCCTGGCCCAGGTCGTCCCAGACGTCGTACTCGACCGGGGTGCCCGGCGTCACCGGGTCCTCGACGAGCACGTTGCGCACGATGCCCTGGTACCTCAGCTTGAGCTGGATGGGCCCGACCATGCCGACGCCGAGGCGCCGGAAGCCGTGCAGCTCGTCGCTGAGGATCAGGGCCATCTTGCGGACCTTGGCCTCACGGGTCAGCGGCGCGGAGCGAGCCCGCCTGGCCTCGATCTGGGCAACGTAGTCGTCGCTCTTGCGGGACGCGACCCGGGGACGCAGGCCGCCGAGCGGCGCCGCCGGAGTCAGCTGCCCGTTCGCCACGGTGGCTAGCTCGGTCATCCTGGTGTTCCTTTCCTGCGTTCCCGTTGTGATCCGGCTCGTGGTCAGTCGCGGCCGACCTGAGCGAAGGTGGCCGAGTTCGCGGCCAGCATGGCCACGCTGTACGGCTCCAGACCGCCGATCGTGATCTTGGTCGAGGAGTTGACCTTCAGCAGCCGGGCGACCGGCGCGGAGACCGCGACGCTGGAAGTCCAGGGCACGAGCTGGCCCTGCAAGCCTGCAGCCGTCAGGCCGGCAGCGGTGCCGGTCTGGGTGGCCACGCCGACCAGGGAGGCGCCGGAGCCGTCAGTCGGGTCGGCCCAGGTGGCGGTGGGGTCGAAGGCCGGGGCGAGGATCTCGAACTCCGCGTCCGGGCTCAGCACCCACACCGCGAAGGCGTTGATCCCCGCGTACAGCAGCTCGTCGATGCCGTCGCCGCCGACGTACAGCGCGCCGAGCCCGTAGATGGGCAGCGCCCCGGCCGTGTAGGTCGAGCCGTTGTTGGACGTGCCGGCAACCCCGGCCATCGTCGCGCCGTTCATCTGGACCGAGTTGGCGCCTGCCAGCGTCACCAGGTCGCCGCCCGTGCGCATGAAGCCCATGCCGGGCCAGATGGGCACCGCCCGGGTCCAGTTCGGGTCCAGGAACACCGGCTTGGGCGTTGCCTGGGTCCACGCGAACAGCGGCCGGACGGTGCGCTTGATGTAATCATTTGAAAGATATGTACGAATCATCGCACCTTCTCCTTGCTCTGTTCGACTATTGATTCGATTCCAAACCGGCTTAGGCTTCTGGGATGGGCCAGCACTCCATCAGCCGGATCGACGAAACGAACCGGACGGCTTACTGCTCGGGCTGCGGTAAAACAGTTCCGGTCAACCGGAAAAGGAACCGGAGCAAGGGCTGGACCTGCGCGATCAAGGCACGCGAGGACGCAAGCCTGCACCGGCAAGGTCACAAGGAGGAGGTCAGCAAGGCGCATAAAGTCTGGCGCGAGGCCAACAAGGACCGCCTGCGCAGCTATCAGCTTCAGCGCCTCTACGGCATCACCATCGAGGAATACCGAGCTGAAGTCGCCAGGCGCTCGGGCCGCTGCGACATCTGCGGCGAAGTTCCCCACGGCAATGGCCCCAACGGGCTGGCCCTGTGCGTCGAGCACGACCACGTAACCAACGCGATCCGTGGGTACGCCGACCGGGACTGCAACACCATGATCGGGGCCGCCGGCGAAGACCCAGTGCGGCTCGCCCAGGGCATCATCTACCTGAAGCCGTCTCGCGACCAGCTCACTGCCATCATTCAGATGCTGGAGGAAGCAGGCGGCATCCAGGAAGCAGCTTGCCGCTGAATCCGCATAGCGTGCGCTCACTGGTCACCTCCTTCGCCTCGTCCTGCCTCTTCCGGGGGCGGCCCGCGCGGGGCAGTCCTCTGACTCTTCTGGGGGTAAACCACCGCATGAAGGTTGGGATGGACGAAAATCAGCCATGGCCTCTCATACGCATCCGCTGTACACGACCTGGTACGGGATGATCCGCAGATGCGAAAACCCTGCTGACAAGGACTTTCCCAACTACGGAGGCCGAGGGATCACGATCTGCCCGGAGTGGCACGACTACAAGGTCTTCCGTACCTGGATCGAGGAGAACCTAGGTCCCCGGCCAGAGGGCTGGACGCTCGACCGCTGGCCGGATAACGACGGTCCCTACGGACCCGGCAACGTCAGGTGGGCTGATCGCAGGATGCAGAGACACAACCGGCGTGACGACAATGACCTGCTCAGCAACAGAAACCCGGCTCTTGCGGCCTTCCTGGCCATGCCCGTGCCGTATCCCAGCGCGCTCTACTTCACCAGGCGAGGAGCCTGGAGTCAGTCAGGTGGTTGACCCTGGCCGCGCCACCGGTCGAGCACCGCCCTGGCGGCGGCTTCCCAGTGGTTCTTGTCCAGCACGCCGACCATGGGCCAGTCCGGGTTGTAGCCGTAGACCTGCTCCTCGGCCGGGGCGAAGTCGCCCTTGTACGCCTCGTAGGCGGTCTGGCCCCAGGACGGTTCCTCCGGGCGCCGGGGTTCCACTGCGGGCCCTGGCTGCCCGCTAGACCCCGCCGGCCGGCCACGTCGCGCTGACGGCTGCCGGGGCGGCGGTGAACAGGCTGGCGATCGCCGTCTTGGACAGCAGCGCGATGTCCTGATCGGACATGAAGGCGACGTCGCCCGCCTGGTAGCGCTTGCCGGCCCCCTTGCCGGTGCCATCGGGCAGCACGACGTTCTTCAGGCCGGACTTGATTGTCACGGACCAGGGCATGCTGGCCTCCTTCGTATGCTAGGTTCCTTGATAGTCAGCTCGTGGCTTGGCCCGGCAGATCCCGGACAGCTCGGCTCGGAGCTGCATCGCAGGGCCGTCCAGGCGTGGCAAGCCATGGCGAGGCGCGGCAACGCGGGTCGGGGCATGGATGGCAGCCGGGGCTTGGCGAGGAATGGGATGCACGTCCTGGCATGGCAAGGCATGGCCGGAGACGCAAGGCCTGGCGAGGCGAGGCCAGTCACGGCTTGGCCTGGCGCGGCGGGGCCTGGCAGGAAAGGCTCGGCTGGGAGCGGCTCGTCTCAGCACGGCATAGATAGCAGTGCTCGGCCAGGCAGGCGCGGGGCAGGCGGTCACGGGGGCACCGCCTGCCCTTACGGGATGGCCCAGCCGAGGAACCAGGACGCGAAGGCCCCCGCCAGCCAGGCCCAGCCCATGGACATCCCGCCGTGCAGGATGCCGGAGAACTCGAACGCCGCGATGATCCCGCAGACCGCAGCCACCAGGGACAGCAGCCGGAACAAGAACCACGGCGCGTGGTAGGCGTAGGCGGGAGCCGGGGCGGGAACGGGCTGGGGAGCCGGGGCAGCCATGGCTCAGTCGATGAACAGGTCGGAGTCGTCGGCGCCGGAGCCCGCGTCGGGCCCGTACGCCATCGCCATCACCGGGGCGGGCGGCCCGGCGAAGCTCGGCGCGGCCTTGGCCGCCTGACGCGGCGCCATCCCGCGCGGGTAGCGCGGCTGGGCCTGGGCGGTGACCCTGGCCATCCGGCCGATCGTGTCGATCTCGTGCTCGATGTCGCGCAGGGTCAGGGACGCGTCCCGCTCGATGGCGGCGCCCACCTCCAGCTCGTCGCCGCGTACCAGGCCCGCCTGGACCCGCAGCCGGGCCAGCCGGATCGAGGCCATGGTGCGGGCGCCGCGCTCGTCGGCCTCGCCGATCGCCTGCCGGGCGGCCATCGTCCAGGGGAACGCGGTGCCGTCGTTGCCCTGCCCGCCGATGCCGGGGCCCTGCGCGGCCAGCGGATTGGGGTTGACCCGGACGTCGGTCTCGATCCGGCGCTGCTCGATCGGCACGCCGCCGTCCTGGGACGGGTTGGTGCCGGTGACGGGCGCGGTGACGTCGGTCAGCTGGGCAGCCGGGGCGGCGGGGATCTCCTCGCCGGGGGTGATCGCCGTGGTGGTCTGCTCGGCCGGGACGGCGGTCAGCGAGCCGGGGGTCGTGCCGGGCCGGGACGGGTCGTCCTCGGTGTGGCCGGGCCCGCGTGCCGTGCCCGTGCCGCTGCCGGTCGGCGCGCCCGTGGCCAGGGCCTGCTCGGTCGTCGAGGTGGGCGGCTCCTGCGGCGGGTCCGGTACCGGCTGGGCGGGGTTGGCCAGGTCGGCCCGGCGGCGGATCTCGTCCAGCTCGGGGCCGATGCCGGCCAGCTCGGCAACGAACTGCAGCTGGCGGCGCAGCACGGCGTTCTCCCGGCGCAGCTCGGCCACGGCCGCGTCGCTCGCGGTCCTCGCAGTGCTCGCGGCGCTGCGGCGCTTGGTGGACATCTGACCTCCAGGGCGCTCGTCCTCGTCCTGTTCCTTCCCGGGGGAGAGGCCCTCTTCGGCGGCCTCTTCCTGCTCCTCCTCGTCCTGGGTGCCCGCCTCTTCCAGCTCCTGGCCTGCCCCGGCTTCCTCCTCGCCTTCGAGCTGCTCCTCCTCCGGCGGCACGGGCTCGCCGTTCTCGTCCAGCTCGCCGGGCTGCACCAGCTCGCCGGAAGGCTCCAGCATGCCCTGGCCGGGGCCGGCCTCGGGCTGCACGCCGGGCACCCCGTCCGGGGCGATCTGGTCCGGGTGCATCAGCTGGTCCTCGGCGTCCTGCCCGGAGCCGACCGGCGGGTTCATGCCGGGCTCGGCGCCGGGGATCTCCGCCTCCGCCGCCATCGCCTCCTCATCGGCCGGGCCCTCCGGGTACAGCGATTCCACGGCGCCCTCTTCCAGCGCCTGGCGGTTCGCCCTGGCCTGGTCGATGTCCGGGTCGCGGAAGATGTCCGGCGGCGAGACGAACCCGCACACCGGGCAGCGCTGGCCCTTGAACACGTCGGA